CCTGGGGTAATAACATATTGCTCTTGACCCACATAATCTTGGGCTAAAAGTGTCCATGTACCAAATCCGCATACGCCAAAAGTAGGAACTTCAGCGCCATTCTTTACCGTACCTGAAATGTACTGGAGAATGTTTTGACGAGTTGGGTTCACAGAACCTGCGTTATACACCTTCGATTTCCACCAAGTATAGGTAGTCCGATTGATGTTACCGTAGGTAACCATGTTAGTACCGTCATCAATTGCACCAGGCAAACCAATAAACTGTTGAGTGTTCGTAGTATTGGTATACAGGGCAGTAGCCATTGCATCCATCATCACATTGGTAGCATCATTCATGCGTGCTTCAATGAGAGGAATAATTGCATAGTCTTGCTGAACTGCACCTTCCATACCTAAAAACGGTACTGGAGCAATCATCAGTTTAAGGTTGAACTCAGCATTGAAAGCGCCTTGCTGAACTGACGGCTGGTTAAACGAACCAGAATAGTCAGACCATTGGGCATTAACAAACTGTGCGCCTTGAACTGGAACGGTTACTTGGGATACACCACCAGAGGCTTGTTGACTGTTAGCAATCAACGCAGCCATAAGGGGTGTGCTGTTATAAAGTTGTACTACCAGCTTGGGGATAAACGCTCTACGAGTAACATAAGTCAACTCATTGTATTGCGATGAACCTGACGCTGGAAGAATTCCGCCACCTATAGGCATGGTTTATCTCCAAACAAAAATTAAAATAGCCCCTCTACGACTAATACCCTATCGGGCGAGTGTTTTTACGCAACTCACCTAATGCTTCTGCTGCTACATTGCGTGCTGCACCTTTTGGATCTTTCCAAAACTTAGAAAGGTCAAAACCTTTCAATGGATTCGGATTGTAGCCTGAAGGTGTTGGCACAGCAGCTTGTTTCATCCAATCAAAATACTCTGCTGCGGTTTCGTGATTGGTCATTCCTTTACTGAGCATGAGCTTCTCAATTTCCTGTATATCTTCTTCAGAATGGGCTAAACCCTTCTTATACAAGTTATCTCTGCGAGTTTTAAGCTCACCAATAGCATCTTTTTCACGCAACTTAGCTTCTAACTGTGCTACCCGTTCTTCTGCATTGTTGATTTTCTTTTCAGTGTAATCTTCAATTTCCAGTTCAGGAATTGGCATATTAGGGCGGAGCTTCTTAGTCAAACGCAATACTTCTTTGCGAGTGGATGGATTCTCAGCCATGTCCTTCATTAGCAAAGCTAACTCGTCACGCTGTTCAAAACTTAGATCTTCTAAAGACATTTTTTAGCCCCTCAATTGTTAAATGACTTTTTTGGTATCACCAGGCTTGCTCATAGACATCATGTTTTTAGAGCCAGCTTTGTTTGAAGCAGTTAAACCACCAAACTCGGAGTAACGGGGAGTATTGATAATTTGACCATTTTTTTGGTTGTTGTCGGTTGGGTTGCGAGGAGCCGAAGCGCCACGGGGTTTAAACAGATCCATATTATTTTCCTTTACATGGGTGGTGGAACGGGAGCGCCAGGGGGTAATCCACCGCCACCTGTAGGTGGAGGCATTGGCAAGACTGGTGGTGGTCCTTCTGGAGCCATACCAGGAATTGCTGGTGCTGACATCATCGCCTTACTTTCAGGAGAAGCTCCGCCAGCTTGGGGTAAACTTTGTAACATCTGTAATATCTCAGCAGGTTGCAATTCAGCAGTACTGGCTTTCTTAACGCCTAGTACACCGATCATGCTACGAATAGCCGATAAAATTTGTTTGCCTTCGGCTGATTCACTACCGATTGCAGGTAAAGATTGTTCTAACAAATCCATTGCCATAGATACATTAATCAGGGCTGCTTCACGATTGCCCATTTTAGGTTCTGGAGTAGACATTGGAGCTGCCATTGGTGGACTATTGGGATCTGAGATCCCCATATCTTCTGCACCTGTTGGCATATCTGGTATGCCATTTGGAGTAGCGCTATCACGCTGACTCTTAATCATGTTCATTAATTCTTCGGAAGGTACGCCCATAGCCATTTCCTATCAAGTTATTGCATAGCCTAAACTAAAACTATCAATTGTCAAGTGGGGGGATTTATTTTATTTCCACCCCCCCAAGGAAATTTCCATTGAAGGAGGAAACTATCTCCGTGATTTACGAGTTTTACGAGTTTTACCGTACATATTGGACTCCTTTTGGTTAACCACGAACAGATCTAGGGGCAGCACGAGTTTTCATGCCACGATCAAAACTAGGTGTTGCTTGATTACGGTACTGCACACTAGCAGGAGCTTCTGTACGATCTAGCGATTGTGTCGTTACTCTAGGCTGGTCAGCAGTTGATTGAGTCATAGGCATTGTATTTTCAGCCATTAATATCTCCTTGCTTTACGCATATCGGATTTAGTCATGCTTGGAGCCATACTACGATAAATGGTTTTAGGCTCTACTCGCTCAGATTCTCCAGCTTCCATACGCTTTTCCCGTGGACTCATAAGCGACATTGCGGGTTCATTTTCTTTTTGTTCAGGTGTTTTCATGCTTTATCCTTTTGGTGGAGGTGGCGGGGGAGCCATAGCTTGCATGGCTTCGTTCTTTTCTTCTCGCTTCTTTAACTTATCTTTAAGCAATTGTTTCATTGGTGGTTCTAGTAAGTCAAGTAAATCTTCACGATCAATTGCTTCGGCTTTAAATAGACTAAAGGCTAGGTCTTTTAAGTCCTCCGTAAAAATGGGAGAATTAGAGTGAGCATCGACCTTAACCACAAAATCTTTAGTGAATTGGTTGGCAATAAACGGTTGATCGTTAATATCATGGAAATGTGTTGGGTCGTAGGCTTGTATAAGTTTAAGATATAGGGTTGCCACTTTTTCAAGAGAATCCTCCACAATCAAGGCCCGTTTCTTTGCACGGGAACTACCTAAACGAGCAAGTTGACTTGCGTGACCTGCTGACCGAACCCCAACTTCGCCTTTACCTTCAAGCACATTGCTAATGCCTGATACTTCAGCAAACATAGCGTCAATCTCATGAATTACTTCAAATAAATCAGGTGGCATATTCGGAGCCATCCGATCTACCTTAGCATTAGGCATATCCGAAGCCAAAAGCCCACCTGGGCGGTTTAGCGCAAAGTTCTTTTCATCCAAAATGCCCATAAAGCCTGATAAGGCGGTGGGTGGGTTAACTTGTTTACTGAGTAACTCTAAAATCTCGGACATTCTTTTATTGCGTAACTGTTGCAACAAAATTAACTTTTGGCACTCAGACGCACCCCAGTAGTAATCGTATAGGGGATTAGGACAAATCTGCACAAAAGGACATTCGCCTTTAAGGAACATGGATTCGCCAGAACGGTCATAAATAATCACATCAGGCTCGGCTATTGTCACTACCTGATAATCGTTAGTAGCGTCATTCCAAACCCACAGTTCGTGCATCTCTACAGTTTCTTCTGACACCCGTGCCTTATAACGATTGATGTCATTAAGCTGTAAGTTCACATTACCGTACATCTGTGGACCTGTTTGCGATAACAATAAACGGTTAACGCCTTCAGGAATATCAGTTTCTACTTCGTTATAGCTTGCACTGACTCGCTCTACAATCTTTTCCCGCTTGGGGTGAGAGTACAGGCGTGCATATAGTTCTGACTTGGTAATGTAATAGGTTTGAACAAGCGCCTCTTGCCGTCCTGTATACGGGCTATCTTCTCGCAAAACTCCAATAGCAGATGGCTCAATCATGTAAGGATGGATACCATCATTAAAAATCAATTTAATGTAGGTGGTGTTATAAACCAAAGCCCAGTTAAGCGCCAAAGAAAAGACTTGATCGGCATTGGAGTTAAGCCACTCATCATTAATGGCTTGAGTTAGCGCAGGTGATTTGTATTGTTCTACAGGGTTAACACCAGCACCTAATGAAATCGAGAAGCGAGTGGTTTCAGCAGAATATAAAAAACTGGTTAACTGATCTAGATGCGGATTAATTTTATTAAAGTAAGCTGGTGCTTCTTCAGGTCCTGCGCCAAATAAGTAATACGATCTAAGGGATGAGTAGTCAGCCCGTCTTTCCTCTTTGGATACTAAGCATTTTTGCATTAGCTCCAAATAAAAGTTTTCTCTATCGTTATCGTTATCTGGGATTCTCATTTTTTAATCTGTAAGTTATCAGGATCTCGCATGGTTGAACTGGGATCAGTCCTAGGTCCTGATTTTATGCCTGCTTCTCTTGGTGTCAAGCCAACCTGTTCACCCT